CTAAACGGAAACTACGAAGGCACAACCGCCAAACCACTACAAAATGCATTTGTAAAAGCTGACGGCAAAGTCTTTACATTAATTATTTCTGGTTCATCTAGCGAAACAGTACAATTTCACCCAACAGACTCTTCGGACGCAAAATTTATTCGTAGAGCGTTCAATACAGATCCAACAAGAATCAATAACGACGTAACAGCAACGCCTCTAGTTAAGTCATATTTCTTAGGTGAAACTTTTGAAGGTTTCGTTAAAGAAGGCGTAGGCGAAGCAACGCAACTAGTTGGCTTAATTGCTAAATTACCAGAATCTAGCGACCACAAGCATAATAACCAAGCAGCCGCAAGTGGTTGGGTTGTTTCGCAACACGCAGGTCCAACAGGTTCATTCGTAACAAATTCTGCAGGTGAATACCCAGTTGAAAAACTATTCCGCTTTAAGACTCTAACAGGTGGCGATTGGGAACAAGCAAATATCAAAATTTCAATTGAAAACATTCGCGCTTCTACAAACACATCAGAAAATCCATACGGAACATTCGATGTCGTTGTACGTAATCTATTTGAAACAAATACATCAAACGCTCTTGAGAGATTCCAAGGCGTTGATCTAAATCCAAATTCTGATAATTATATTGCAAAAGTAATTGGCGATCTAGATACAAGATGGGATTATAGCGCAGAACGCTATGTTGATGTAGTTGGAACAACATATACAAATAATTCTGCATATATTAAAGTTGAAGTTTCTGACGTTGTTAAAAATGGCGCAGGAACTCTACTACCATATGGATTCTATGGTCCTCCAAGATACTCAAGCATCTCTGTAGCCAAAAATGTAACAGTTACAAAAGATTATGTAGCAGCAAGTGGTATTACAGGAATGATAAGCGCAAGTCTTGTTAGTGATAGCGGTAGCTATGCACTTGGTTCTAGCACAACAAGTATTTCGCTAACCTTCCCATCAATTTCACTAAAAGCTACAAATGGGGCAACAACTCTTTCAAGATTCCGTTTTGGTCTTGTAGCAGAAAAAGCAACGAATGGAGATCTAAAAGACATTCTATCGGCACCAAATGCAACATATGCGGGATTATACGAGCCAGCGATTAGCTCAAGCTATTCAACGTTCTTCTCTCTAGACGATGTTATTGTTACTGGTTCAAATCAAGAAACAGCAACTTGGGCATCAGGAAATCGCTATAATAGTGGATCTTATACAACAGCCAAAACAGTTCTAGATTATGTAAATGATTTTGATCTACCATTATTTGGTGGCGCATCTGGTTATAACGTTCTAGTAAAAGAATCTGTTATCAATAATGAATTAATCGGTGCTGCTGGATATCAAACAGCACAAACAAACTGCGCGATCAACACTCTTGATGTTGCATTAAAAGCAGTAAGCGATCCAGAAGTTGTTGAAATGAATGTTCTAGCAGTCCCAGGTGTTCAAAAGACTGTTATCACAAATAAAGTAATTGAAATCTGTGAAAACAGAGCAGATACTCTTGCAATTGTCGACCTAGAGGGAGATTATAAGCCTTCATACGAAGCAAAAGTCGAAGTTGCAGCTTCTGCAGCAAGCGCAGTTACAAATATAAAGAATAGATTATTAAATACAAGCTATGCATGTTCATACTTCCCAGCGGTATTTAGTGCAGCAGAAGGTATCTATTTACCATCTTCTGTAGCGGCATTAGGTGTTATGGGTGGCACAGAAAAGAATGCGGCTCTATGGTTTGCGCCAGCCGGATTTAACCGTGGTGGATTAAATGTTGGAAATGCAGGAATTGCAATTTCGCGCACAGCAGTTGGTTTAACATCACGCGAACGCGATTCTCTATATCAATCAAACATCAATCCAATTGCAACATTCCCAGCAGAAGGTGTTGTAATCTTTGGACAAAAGACACTACAAACAACTCCAAGTGCACTAGATCGTATCAATGTACGCCGTCTACTAATCTATGTTAAGAAGCAAATTAGCCGTTATGCAACGCAAGTATTATTTGATCCAAACGTAGAAGTAACATGGAAGCGTTTCAAGAGTGCAGTAGAACCATTCCTAGCCGGTGTTAAATCTGGCTATGGTCTTGATGACTTCCGCGTTGAGCTTGATGAGCGCACTACAACTGCCGATTTAGTAGATCGTAACGTTATGTATGCCAAGATTCTACTAAAGCCAACACGTACAATTGAATTTATCGCACTTGACTTCGTTGTTAAGAACAGCGGCGCTTCTTTTGACGATTAATTTCAAAAAAGATACTATATAATATTAGGAGAATAAACAAATGGCATTTTGGAGTGACGCAGGATTAGACCCAAAAAGACAATTTAAGTTTTATGTAACCTTTGCAGGACTTCTTGGAACAGGAGCACCACATTGGGTTGTCAAGGGTGTAAATAAGCCAACAATTACAGTTGGAGAAACAGTACATAAGCATCTAGATAAAAATTACTACTTCCCAGGTCGCGTAGAATGGAACGTATGTAAGTTTACAATGGTAGATCCAGTTGGACCAGACGGATTAGATGTTTCAAAAACAATTATGACCGTACTAAAAGGCGCTGGCCTAGCAAGAAACACAACAGGCGGTAGCGCAGCTTCTGAATTAACTACAATTTCTAAGAGTCTTTCAACATCATTAATTGGTGGCGTATCAATTACACAAGTTAATTCTGTTGGTGTTACTCTAGAAACATGGACACTACAAAATGCATGGATTAAGTCAGCAAACTTTGGTGCCCTAGCTTATGATAATGAAGATCTAGTCAACGTAGAACTTGAATTACGCTATGACTGGGCAGATTTAACCTAAGATAAATTTGAAATAAGAGGATTAGTATATGCCATTCTGGAGTGACCCAACGATTAAGCCCAAACAAGCCTTTCGTTGGGTCATTTCATTTGGCGGACATGATTATATTAATACTACTGAAGATAATGCTAATGCAGTTTTATCATTTGCAGCAAAAAGCGTAACAAAACCAAGTTATACTATAAAATCAAATAAATATAAACTACTTGGATCTCATGCATTTAATTATCCAACATCGCTTGAATGGCAGCCTATAACAATTAAATTTGTTGATATATGGGGTTTTGGCATAAAAGACAAACCATTTTATACTAAGCAGACAATTATAGAAGATAAAAAAGCACTCCTTATCCTTCCAGAAAATGAATCGTTAAAAGAACATGAGTTCTATTATGAAGAATATGTAGGATTAAATAACGAAAGTGATAAACTTTTCAATAGCACAAGATCTATACAACAATTTTTTTATACCTACTTGGCCGGTGCTGGATATGTTGCACCATACGAAGGAAATACAAATGATAAATTGTTAAGATATAGAAGCTCCTTATATAAAGAATATGCTGTAGATGCACTAACTCTTGAAAAGAATGGTACAGATGGGAATAGCTTTATAGAAATAAAAGAACTAAACGACAGTGGGTTAAATATAGAAACATGGGAGCTATATAATCCATTTATAAGCAAAGTATCTTTTGGCGATCTTTCATACGAAAATGAAAATTTAGTTGAAATAACTGTGGAAATACAGTATGATTGGGCTTTATTAAAGCCATTTAATCATGCGGAAGCAGATTCGTATAAAAAAATAACAGATGCTATTTCTTTGCCTCTAAAAAGAGCAAAACAATATCAAGATGAAGAAACAAAACTGACAAGAGATAATATTATAAATAGTTATATAGACGGTAGACAAGCTTTAATAGAAAGAGGCGTGCAGGCGCAAGCGATAGAGGGTGGTAAACAAACAACCAAGACCATAGATGCAAAAGTCGACCCTCTTACGCAGCTTGGTAATTTAGCAAAACCTCTTGTAGATGATAGAGAAAATATACGTGTAAAAAATGGAATTGCAATTTCGCGACGTTCAGAAGAATTTTTAAAACTTGGTGATGGAAAGCTCTCTCTAGAGCTATTAGCTATAAAAAATGGTGAAAGATAAAAGAAAGTAGGAGAAAATGAGAAATAACGAAGAACGATTTGAACAAACATTAAGACAGCAAGACGGTAATCCACCCGCCCAACAAAGTGGTGGAGCATTAAATTTCGTAAGTCCAACAGAGATTGTATCATTACCATCCTGTGGCAAGTATTACGCCGAAGGCCATCCTCTACATGGCAAAGATTCAATTGAGATTCGTCATATGACAGCACGTGAGGAAGATATCCTTACATCGCGCTCGCTTCTTAAAAAAGGCACAGCTATTGACAAACTTCTTGAATCAATTATCGTAGACAAAAATATTAAACTTCAAGATCTACTTGTAGGTGATAAAAATGCGCTACTTATTGCAGCGCGTATTACAGGCTATGGATCCGACTATGAAACACAAATCACCTGTCCATCATGTGGTGAAAAAAGCAAGCAGGGCTTTAATCTTGCGGACCATTTAGAGCGCCGTACTGGTAATTTTGAAGATGTATTGCCAGATGATTGCGAACGACTAAATAGCGGCAATATTCTTATCAAGCTACCAAAAAGCGGATGGATTGTTGAATGCCGACTACTAACCGGCGCAGACGAAGCACGTATGCTTAAGTTAGCCGAATCTCGTAAGCGCTTTGCAGATGTAGATG